AGCACTGATAGTAGTCGTACCTGTTACATCAAAATAATCTCCATCAGTAGGAACTGTAGGACTACCAGATGCCATATCTGAACCTTTATCCCTTCCAATAGTTTTACCATTAGGATCTAAAGTACCTCCTAATTGTGGTGAAGTATCTTCTACTACGTTAGATAGTCCTGCGCTAGCAGCAGCCCACTTTACTCCAGTAGCTTCTGAAGAATCCGCTGTTAAAACGTGATCATTCGTTCCAATCGCTACAGGTAAATATGTCAGCCCATCTGAAGCTAATACATCACCTTTAGTTGTTGTCGATAATCCATTAAATATATCATATACGAGAGCATCTACGTCATTTAGCCAAGATGCTACAATAATCGTATCGCCGTCTACAAAACTTGTTGTTGCCATATTATAATCCGCTCACTGGTATTGGTGTAATAGAAGTATCTCCTGCCTTAGCACAGCCTGTTACGGCGCTTCCTGTTCTAGCAGATCTACTTATACACACTGTTTGTCCCGCATTTGCATCATCATCGGGTCTTATAAATCCATCAGGAGTTATTTTATCTTCAACTCCTCTAACTAAATCTTGAGGATGGCGTGCTTCCCAGTCGTACTCACATACAACTGCTCCATCCCAACGTTCATACATTTCTGAATCTCGGTAAACAAAATCACATACATCACATTTAACCCAATGATTTCCAGGTTGATAACCAGGATTCCTAGTTTTTTTACCAAAACTCATTTGTTAATTAACACTTTTTAATATCTAAAATAACTACCGCTTGATCGCCATTTGCAAACCCCAATGTAGTTACTGTTACGTCTCCAGTAGGACTTCCAGCATGATTTCCTATTCCACCAAAACTTCTAAAGTCTTGATGATCATTACCATTAAATCCTGAACCACATGCTAATCTATCAGTACTTCCATCGTGTTCTACAAAAATTTGACCAGCTGCGGTTGGGTTACTAAACCAAACCTGATCTATTTTAATTTTTGCAGCAGTGGTATCTCCCGTAAGAGTACCATCTTCTGAGAAATCATATACTACAGAATCAGTTAATTCAGCACCATCTGATAAAATCGTAACATGTACTACTTGGCGTTTTGACCCATCAACTAGTTTAGTTAACGTTGCACTTGCTGCCATTATATATCTCCATTAATTTAAAAATAGGGGGAGATAACTCCCCCAAATAAAACTAAGCTATTAGTTATTAACTGTCAATAGCTGGTAATACGTAACCTGATGCTGTAACACTACCAGTACCAAGATTATCGAATTGACCTACGCCATCACAGTCTGCTAATACTTCACTACCAGTATCAAGATGCATTGCTCTGTTATGAGCAACCCAACCATCGTTAGCAGTTGTATCATTATTAATTAAAACATCAACTGCCGTTAATAATGAAGCATAATAATTATGTGCAACAAAACAGTTATTTAAATCTTTGCCTGTAGCACAGGTAATCATTGCCAAAGCATTTGCATTATCAGTATTAAAACGATTATGTGTAAATACTAAGTCTTGTAAATCATCAGTAATGCTAAGAGGTGAATTAATAGCTGCATCAACTCCATAACCAGTACAATGATCTACAGTTAAACCATCAGCTGTATTGGCAGCACCACTTGGTGTAATATAATCCACAAAGTTAAGGTCTGTACCAGCTTGTTTAAAGTTGCAATAACTTAATGTACAATTAGCTGCAGTTGGAACAATAGCAGCAGCAACATCAGCAAAGTTAGCATTAAATATCATATTATGTAAAGTAACGTTAGCAGCACTAACAGTAATAGCTGCAGCAGTTGCTGTAGTAAATGATATTGTAGGTCGTTTAGTACCTAGACCAAGACCAACTATAGCTACACCAGCCACATCACAAGCAATAGCTCCAGCAGAAGCTACGTTCTCAGCGTGACCAGGCATAACACAAATAATGTCACCTCGGTTTGCTTTACATTTGCCAATAGCACCATCAATTGTACTAAGTGGTTTTAAGTAAGTTCCATCGTTAGTATCAGAACCACCAATACCACCATCGGGTAATACTCCTGAGTTATTAACCCAGAATTGTTTTCCAGGATAAAGCGTTAATAATGGCATTCCTTTAATAAGTACACCATTTGCCCATCCATTAGGGTAACTTGACATTCCCATTTTATATCTCCTATTAAGAAAAGTAGGGGGGAAGAGGGTACTTCCCCACCTAACAGTTTAGGTTTTAGGCGCCAGGTGAGCCGTAAACGCCTCTTGGGTCTGTCCAACCAAATGAATAACGCTCAACTGCTTTGAACTTAGCATTTTCAGTGTCGAAATCATTATCAATTGCGAATTGTAATGGTCGACGTTGGAAATGTTTCATTCCGTCCATAACATCTGTGCGTATAAACCACGCATCGGTATCATTGAAATAATGATTAACGTTAATACCGCCTGGGAATTTACCCATGCTGTATAGTGCGTTAATATCATTGTCAGCAGTACCAACACGATGTGGTGTATGCATAATACGTTCGGCCTCGTAAGTGAGGTCTACTGGTATATTTAGTGATATAGGCATAACTGAGATTTTTAAACCTCGGTCATCCGTATATTTACCAATATCAATACACGCTTGTTCTAACGCTGCTTCTGATAAATCAGCTGCGGTCGTTAGTTCGTTTTGCCATGTTCCACCAGCCACGTTAACGTGAGCAGTAGAGCATAGTTCTAGTCCGTCACCGCCAGTAAACGAGTTATTAAAAGCTCGATTATATACATTAGCAGCAACATTTTCTTTGGTTTGTCTCATTGAGTAAGCCAAGCCTTTTGCACGTTTCTGTGCAACAACGCTGTAAAGGTCGTCTTCGACCATTTCTCTAGTTACGATAAAACCGTTAGCGTACACAACATGAGTATATCTAGTGAGAAAACCTTGACGTTCTTCATCATAAGATATTGCCGTTCCTTCAGGTTTAGCTGTAGCTAGCCCGAAGGAGGTAACTCCCATATCTTCTTCATAATTCTTACTTGAATTAAAAGAATCAAATAGGTTACTCCACTCAACTGTGTGTTCATTATAGGATTTACCATACCACGAGTTCACGCCAGGCCATAGGGCTTTCGCAAAAGAACCAGTTGTAATAGTAGCCATTTATAATTTCTCCTTAAATTAAACGCCAGCGATTTGATCTGCCCAAGCGCTTTGATTACACTTGACCAAAAATCGTTGATTAGCAACAGAATCTGAGTTGTCTCCATCGGTTCTATCTACCATTTGAAGAATACGGAATTGTAATCCAGCGCCTGTAGCTGCTGTATTTCCGTCTATTTCCATGTTAGATGCACCAGTAGCAGTAGTTCCAGCAGTAAAAGTAAAGTCGGCATTAAGGCCAACATCACTTTGTGTCATAGTAGCATCATCTGATTGACATTCTAATACTAGATTATCAATGTGTGCTACTAATAGTGGAATACTTGTAGATGAAGCGTGATGTAAACGACCAAGATTATCAGGGTCAGGATACCATCCCACTACAACTCCGACGATCAAATCAGTTACCGCTTGTGCGCGGTTAACAGTTCCATATACACCATTAGATTTGGTATATGTGGTTCCTGCGGTATCTTGTATTACAAGATCTCCCATGAAAAGATTGTCACTGTCTGAGAAATATAAACTGGCTGCGCCCATGTAAGGACTTCCGTCTAGGTATCTAACTGGTGTAAAACCAGTAGGTCTGTCGACATTTGCCATAATAATTTACTCCTTATGTTAAAATTAGCGCTTCCTTGTGTAAAAAATCATTATTTACGGCTTAAATCTAAGTTTCCGTAATGACCTTCTTTTTCAGTCTGCGCGTACAATTCTTCTTCTATGGAGTCGATTTTCGCTTGTTTAGCAGCTTGATCTTCTTCATAGTATTTACGGTCAATAGCCATTAGGTAGAGCATCTCACCAGTCGAGTTACCAACTTTACAGACAACGCTTCCCGTTGCTTTTGATCCGTCAACTTTTTTATCTCCCACAGCTAACCCTTTATCAGTTATAAATTGATAACCAGCACTCTGAAACACTTGACATCTGTTTTTAGTATCTAAGACCCACCTAGCAACTAAGTTGTCAGGTACATCTTCAACATTTAAAACCTGTCTGGCCTGTGCCATAGGTATTCGCTTTGGGCGATCTAGATTTTTTTCTATTTTGCTTGTTGTAGTTTTCATTTCTATAATTCTCCTATCTTTTCAAGCTCGGCTACGTATTCATCTATAGAGTCGACAGCTCCAGCATCGACAAACGACTGTCCAATCTGAGCATACATATCC